AGGATTTATTGATATGTATGGGTTCCCTGTATTTAGAAAACCTGAAACTCCAATAAAAGGGATTGATGGTATAATGATAAAGAATGGTGCTATTGATTATTGGGAAGCTGAAGTTGATTCTCTTAAGAATGATGCTGATGCGTTAAATGAATATTACAGACAGTTTCCAAGAACAGAGTCTCACGCATTTAGAGATGAGAGTAAACAATCATTATTCAACCTTACCAAAATATACCAACAGATTGATTACAACGACAGTTTAATAAAAGAGCATTATATTACTCGTGGTACTCTTCATTGGAGAGATGGAGTAGAAGATACGCAAGTGTTGTTTACTCCTGATTCAAGAGGAAGATTTAGGGTTAGTTGGACTCCTGCAAAACACTTGCAGAATAATGTACATACAAGAAATGGAATGAAATATCCAGGCAATGAGCACATTGGGTCTTTTGGTTGCGACTCCTATGATATATCTGCAGTAGTTGGCGGTAGAGGGTCTAACGGTTCTCTTCACGGACTTACTAAATTCAATATGGATGATGCTCCTTCAAATGAATTTTTCTTAGAATACATTGCAAGACCTCAAACAGCAGAGATATTTTTTGAAGAAGTATTAATGGCTTGTGTGTTTTATGGTATGCCAATTTTAATTGAGAACAACAAACCGCGATTACTTTATCATTTTAAAAATAGAGGTTATAGACAGTATTGTCTAAATAGACCTGATAAGCAATATAATAAATTAACCAAAACCGAGCGTGAACTTGGAGGGATACCTAACTCTTCTGAGGATGTAAAACAATCTCACGCTTCTGCAATTGAGTCATACATAGAAAAGTATGTAGGAATAGATTTTACAGGAGATTATAGAGATGGAGGAGATATGGGTACTATGCCATTTACGCGAACATTAGAGGATTGGGCGAAATTTGATATTAACGATAGAACTAAATTTGATGCGTCTATTAGCTCAGGATTGGCTATTATGGCTAACCAAAAGCATTTATATGTACCGGAGAAAAAAGATTCAAAAATAAGTATTAACTTCGCAAGGTATTCTAATAGTGGTTCAACAAGTCAATTAATTCAATGAAAAACGTAACAATAGATATTACATCGTCAGCATTTCCTAGTCAGTTAGCAACTGATTCAGAGAAAGCAACAAAGCAATTTGGACTTCAAGTTGGTCAAGCTATCCAATATGAATGGTTCAGAAAAGATGGTAGCAATTGCAGATACTATGGTCAATGGAGGGATTTCCATAGATTAAGACTGTATGCAAGAGGAGAACAATCAATTGGTAAATATAAAAATGAATTGGCTATTGATGGCGATTTATCATACTTGAATTTAGATTGGACACCTGTTCCTGTCATACCAAAGTTTGTTGATATAGTAGTTAATGGAATGTCCGATAGACTATTCAAGGTTAAAGCGTATGCACAAGATGCTATGTCTCAATCTAAAAGAAGTAAGTACCAAGATATGATTGAGGGTCAAATGATTGCAAAACCCGTGCTAACTCAAATTAAAGAGAGTACAGGATTTAATGCTTTTACGATGGACCCGGATAAACTTCCTGAAACAGATGAGGAGTTATCTTTATTTATGCAACTTAACTACAAACCTGCTATTGAGATAGCAGAAGAAGAAGCTATAAACACAATTTTTGATGAGAATCACTATAATGATATTCGTTGGAGATTAGATTATGATGCTACAGTACTTGGTATATCTATAGCCAAACACGAGTTTCTTCAAGGAACAGGAGTTAAAATATCTTATGTTGACCCTGCAAATGTGGTATACAGTTATACTGAAGACCCTCATTTTAAAGATTGTTTCTATTGGGGAGAAATTAAAACTCTTCCAATCAGTGAGTTAATGAAAATTGACCAAAGTCTTACTAAAGAGGACTTGCAAGAAATAACACAATACAGCCAGGGATGGTATGATTATTTTAATGTAGCTCAGTTTTATGAGAACAGTATATTCTCAAGAGATACTTGTACGTTAATGTACTTTAACTATAAGACTACCAAGAAGATAGTATATAAGAAAAAAATACTTGAGAACGGTGGTTCTCGTATAATTCAAAAAGACGATACGTTCAATCCTCCAACAGAGATGATGGAAGAAGGTAACTTTGAGAAATTGGAGAAAACTATTGATGTATGGTATGAAGGAATTATGGTAATGGGTACTAATATCCTTTTACAGTGGAAGATGTCTGAGAATATGGTTAGACCAAAGTCCGCATCGCAACACGCGCTACCAAACTATATAGCTTGTGCACCAAGAATGTATAAAGGAGCTATAGAGTCTTTGGTTCGTAGAATGATACCTTTTGCTGACCTTATCCAAATTACTCACTTAAAACTACAGCAAGTAATTAATAGAGTAGTACCTGATGGTGTATTCATTGATGCTGATGGTTTAAATGAAGTTGATTTAGGTACCGGAGCAGCTTATAATCCTGAGGATGCTTTGAGATTATATTTTCAAACAGGGTCTGTTGTGGGTAGAAGTTTTACAGGAGATGGAGACTTTAACAACGCAAAAATTCCTATCACACAATTAAGCTCTAATGCAGGTACGGGTAAAACTCAAATGCTTATTACTAATTATAATCATTATATGGATATGATTAGAACGGTAACAGGTTTGAACGAAGCAAGAGATGGCTCTACTCCTGACCCTAATTCATTAGTTGGTTTACAGAAATTAGCAGCTTTAAATTCAAACACAGCTACTCGACATATATTAGAAGGTGGATTATATATCTATCGTTCAATGGCTGAGGCTTTGACTTATAGAATTGGAGATATTTTAGAATACTCTGACTTTAAAGACGAGTTTATTAATCAGATTGGTAGGTACAATGTATCTATTCTAAACGATATAGCTGACCTTTACATTTATGATTTTGGTATCTTTATTGAAGTTGCACCTGATGAAGAGCAAAGAGCACAGCTTGAAGCCAATATCAATATGGCATTGTCTAAAGGAGATATTAATCTTGAGGATGCTATTGATATACGCGAGATTAAAAACTTAAAACTTGCTAACCAATTGCTTAAAATGAAGCGAATTAAAAAGCAAGACCGTGAGGAACAAACTGCTATGCAGAAACAAAAAATGATTGCTGACCAACAAATACAATCTCAGCAATTAGCAGGTCAAACGGCTATTCAGAAAATGCAAGTTGAATTGCAAACAAAAATGCAATTGAAACAAATGGAAGTTGAGTATGATATTAAGAAGATGCAAGTAGAAGCCGAATTAAAATCTCACTTAATGGCTGAGGAGTTTAATTACAATTTGCAAATTAATGGTATGCAGTCTCAAACTTTGACTAAGAAACAGCAAGATGCTGAGAACGCTAAAGCAGAACGTATAAGCCTTCAAAATACCCAACAGTCAAAGTTAATAGACCAACGTAAGAACAACCTTCCTCCGTTGAATTTTGAGTCAAATGAGGACAGTCTTGATGGATTTGACTTATCAGGATTTGACCCTCGATAAAATATAATAAAAATGTTTACATTTGTAAAAAATTAAATCAAATCAAAATGAAAGTAAGATTATTAGATGGTACAGAAGAAAAAGGTACAGCTCAAGTAGAACAAGAATTACTTGAGAAACACGAACAGCAGTTTCAAGATGTTAGATTACCAGGGCAGGAGCCGAGAATAGAAACTCCTATTGTTGAAACGCAAGAGATTGTTATACAGCAAGAACCTGCAGAATTAGACGAACAACAAGTTCTTTCGTATATTGGAAAAAGATACAATAAGCAGATTAATTCATTAGATGAATTGACAGCACAAAGGGAAGAAGCTGAGGCTTTACCTGAAGATGTTGCTGCTTATATGAAATACAAAAAAGAAACAGGAAGAGGTTTTGAAGATTTTTTAAGTCTTAAAAAAGACTTTGATTCTATGGACTCTGAAAGTTTACTTAAAAATTATTTGTCAGCAACTCAAGAAGGACTTGATGCTGACGACATTGATTCTTTAATGGATGATTATCGTTACGATGAAGATATTGACGATGATGCGCATATTAAAAGAGTTAAGATTACAACAAAAAAGGCGGTTGCTGAGGCAAAGAAATTTTTTAATGCTCAAAAAGAACAATACAAAGTGCCACTTGAGTCAAGTGCTCCACTCGTTTCTGATGAGGAGAAAGAAATTTATGAAAGCTATAAGCAATATACCAAGCAAGCGAAGACTGTTGAGCAGGAGAATGAAAGAAAAAGAAATTGGTTTAACCAAAAATCTGATGAAGTATTTAGCGGAGAGTTCAAAGGTTTTGAGTTCAA